GGACAGCAATTACCGCACCCCAGACGTTCTGCGTACCGAGCGTTGTTGGTTGGGAATGGCGTGCCGCATCACGGCAAACCAGTGCGGCGCTTTGGAAAATTTCGCAGATATTTAAACGCGGTTCGATGATCGAACGGCGTGTTTTTGCATAGCTGGATGAAATATGGCTGGATGAAATTATGAAGCGGACACGCATGACGAATCGCGTGCGCGAGACGTTTCTGGCCGCATTGCGGGAAACCTGCAATGTGTCTGAAGCAGCCCGCACAGCGCGGATTTCACGAAACACGGCTTACGAACATCGCAAAGCTGATCCTGCATTTGCTGAAGCTTGGGACGAAGCTGAACAAGAAGCAGCCGACAAGCTTGAACGCGAAGCATGGCGGCGTAGTGTCGAGGGCACGGACAAGCCCGTTGTTTACAAAGGTGAGATTACGGGCACCTATAAGGAATATTCGGATCGGATGTTGGAACTTCTGTTGAAGGCGCACCGACCCGAAAAGTTCAAGGAACGTGTTTCCAACGAACATATGGGCAAAGATGGCGGCCCGATTGCGGTTGCCGAAACGCCGGCATCGCGGCGATTGCTTGCCGTGCTCGAAGCAATTGCGCCAGCAGCGGTTGACGATGCTTGATATGCGCAGCGCCGCCGAGAGGCTGGCGGCTTTACCCGAAGCGCAGCGTGATGTGGTGTTGTCACGGTTTTCAGAACAGGACTGCGAAGATCTGCTTTGCGACTGGCGGGGCTTCCGTGCCCGGCCAAACCAGATTGCCCCGGATGGGGACTGGGACATCTGGATGGTGATGGCTGGTCGTGGTTTTGGCAAGACACGGACCGGGGCTGAATGGGTCCGTGAACAGGTTTGCGCCGGTGTTGGCCGCATTGCCTTGATTGGTGAGACGGCGGCCGACACACGCGATGTGATGGTCGAGGGCGAAAGCGGGTTGCTGTCGGTCTATCCAAAAGACGAACGCCCGCTTTATGAACCGTCAAAGCGGCAGGTCACCTGGTCCAATGGGGCGATTGCAAAACTATACAACGCGACGGAACCCGATCAGCTTCGTGGGCCGCAACATGCGATTGCCTGGTGTGATGAATTGGCCAAGTGGCGCTATGCGCGTGAAACCTGGGATCAGTTGCAGTTCGGTTTGCGGCTTGGCGATCATCCCCGCCAGATCGTGACCACGACGCCACGGCCTATTGCGTTGGTGAAGGCCATCGTCGCCGGGCATGAGGGGCGTGTGCATGTCACACGGGGCCGGACTTTGGACAATCGATCCAATCTGGCACCGACGTTTTTGTCGAAGATCGAAGCCCGTTATGCAGATACGCGGCTTGGACGGCAGGAACTGGAAGGCGAAATTCTTGGCGACCTTCCTGGCGCGTTATGGCGACAGGATCAGATCGACATATACCGCCTTGGCGCGCCACCAGAGAATCTGGGCCGGATCGTTGTGTCGGTTGATCCGGCAGTGACGCATACCGATCAAAGCGACGAACACGGGCTGGTGGTTGCCGGCATCGCCAAAGATAACAAGGGCCAGCAGACAGGCTATGTGCTGGAAGATGCGTCGGTGCGTGGATCGCCGCTGATTTGGGCACGACGGGCAATCGCCTTGCACGACAAATACGCTGCGGATGGCATCGTCGTTGAAGTGAACCAGGGCGGCGACATGGTTGCGAACACGCTTCGCAGTGTACGTGAAGGATTGAATATCATCGAAGTGCGGGCAACACGCGGCAAGCATGTGCGGGCCGAACCGATTGCAGCGCTCTATGAACAGGGCCGGGTCCATCATGTGGGCGCGTTTTGCGAACTCGAAAATCAAATGACGATGATCACCAATGCGGGGTTCGAGGGCGAAGGATCACCCGACCGGTTGGACGCGCTTGTATGGGCGTTGACCGAATTGTTCCCGGAGATGGTTCAGACCGCGCCAACCAAAATTCCTGAATTCAAGGTCAGGCGGGTGGTTTAATGCGCGACGACACCGAATTGAACGATCACGATCGCCTTGCCAACCATGTCGCAAAGCTGGTCGATGCGTGTGAACAATATTCCGAGGAACAAAAGCCCATCCGGGATCGGGCATTGGAATATTACAACGGCGAAATGAATGACCTGGCAGCTGAAGAAGGCCGTTCGGCTTCTGTGTCCAAGGATGTGCGTTCCGTTATCAAGAAGCTGATGCCGTCGATCATGCGCACGCTGTTGTCAAACGACAAGATTGTCGATTACGAACCTGTTGGGCCGGAGGACGAAGAAGGATCGGAACAGGCGACGGATTACGTCAATCATGTTGTGGTGCCGGAATGCGGTGCGGAACAGGCGATCCACGATGCTGTTTTCGATGCGCTGTTGGTGAAGACCGGCATGCTCAAATGGACGGCTTACAAGCGCAAGCAGTCGAAGGTTTATGAATTCACCAATCAACCGTCCACGTCCCTGTTGGGGCTGGAAGGTGAAGACGGTATCGCGATTCTGGACCGTGTTGACCGGCCAGAAAACGATCAGGCGATCCTGGAACAAGACCCTGAAGCACACCGTCATGATTTCAAGCTGCGCCGGATCGAGGAACAGATCGACATTCGGCTTGAAGCGATCCCGCGTGGATCGTTCCTGATCCATCCTGGCGCTGTCGGGATTGAAGACAGCCCGATTGTCGGTGAGCGCCAGATCGTGACCCGATCTGAACTGGTGAGCCGCGGTTATGACCGGGATGACGTTGCCAGTATTGCGGCCCACGAAGGCAGCGACGATGCTTTCGAAGATGGTATCGCCCGCCAGGGGCATGACTGGACGGACATCAAGGCCAGCACATCCAAGGCGATGCAAGACGTTCTGATTTATGAAGTCTATGTGCGGCTTGATCAGGATGGTGATGGCATCGCCGAACTCTACAAGATTTGTTTTGCACAAGCGGGCGTTGATGAAGAAGGCAAGCATCTGATCCTGGCAATGGAAGCCGTGGACGAAGCACCTTATGCCGAAGTCGTTGCCGAACGCGAAGCGCACCAATTTGAAGGCCATTCCATCGCTGAAGACGTGATGGATATCCAGCGGATCAAGACGGCGCTTCAGCGTGCGTTGCTGGACAACATCTACTGGCAGAACAACCAGCAGCCAGCGATTGATCCGTCGAAACTGACCGAAAGTGGTCTGGAAGCCGTTTATAATCCGGCATTCGGCAAGCCGATCACGTTGAAGAACGGCGCGAATATGCAGGACGCGGTTCAGTGGAACCAGGTGCCGTTCATCGCTGCCAACATCTATCCGATGATGGAATATTTGGACAATGTGGTGCGGGATCGCACGGGCATTACCGATCAATCTGGCGGGCTTGATCCTGAAGCCTTCCAAGGCATGACCGCGACATCGGTGCAGTTGATGTCAGAAAGCGGGATCGCCCAGGCTGAAATGATCATCCGGTCCCTGGCGCGCGGCGGCATTCGCAAGGCGTTCAAAGGATTGCTGAAGCTGGTAATCGCGCACGCCGATCAGCCCCGCACCGTGCGCCTGCGCGGGGAATGGGTCGAATATGATCCCCGTCATTGGAATGTCGATATGGACTGCACGGTCAATGTCGGCCTTGGGGCTGGGTCGAAAGAACGTGATCTGGCCGTGTTGCAGTTGATCCTTGGGCTTCAGAAAGAATTGCTGGCGTCGATTGGGCCGGACAATCCGTTCGTGAAGCCGAACCAGCTTTACAATGTGCTTGAAAAGATCACCGAAACGGCGGGCTTCCCAAGTGCCGATCCGTATTTCACGCAGCCCAACCCGCAAGAGATTGCCGCGAAGATGCAAGAGGGGCAGGGGCCGTCTGAGGCGGAAAAGAAAGTTCAGATGCAGATGCAGCTTGAACAGCTGAAGGCACAGGCCAAGACGCAGATCGAACAGGCGCAAATGCAGGCTGATATTCAGGTCAAACAGGCTGAACTTGAAAAAGATACGCAGCTTCAAATCCTAAAAGCCGATCAGGCACGCGAAATCGCCGTGATGCAAGGCGAACTGGACCTTCTGAAGCACCGGGAAAAAATGCAGGTGGAACGGGCAAAGGCGGGGCTTGGTACGGCCCCGCTTGATCCGTTCACCGCCGGGGAATTGTATAATGG